GCTTTTGTGGTATGCTGATTATATCTCTCAATTGAACTCTCCTCTTTAGATGTTTCGGCGGCAACGGGGGCCGCACTCTCTACTTTCTCTTCGGTCATAAAAACTCCTTACATTATAGGGGGGCCTTCGCCGTCCGGCATGGGTGGAGGCATTGGGCCTATGTCGGGTGATAGTCCTCCGGGACTAGGGGGGCCTGCGACCCCTCCGGCCACGGCTTCCGCTTGAGCCATCTGCATTTGTTGATCCATCATTTGCTGCTGAATCATGGCAGCCGCTTCTTGTTCTTTGATTTTTATTTCTTGCATTAAACGGCGCAAGAGTTCCAACCTGTCCTCCGGCATTCCCGAAGTACGTCCCTCGAGATAATAAGATTGGGCAAGAACCAAAGTGAGCTGTAGATCCTGATAAGGCTCTACCGGCTCGTATTTCCCGGTTTCTATCATCTTTTCTATATACGAAACTACAGCATTTCTCGGGGCGAGTTTTATTTTGTTCGCCTTGGAGATGTCGGGGAAGTCTAACAACTCGCGAGCCTCGTCTTGATCGAACATACCGGAATTTACAGCTTCGGCAACCTGTGCAAATTTCCCACTAGGCTCTGCTGGCAAGAAAGAGGTTGGGTAAGCCTGAACTGTAAAATCCTTGGGGTCTATTCGAACATCGCTGTATTTAACGGCTTGTTGGGTCATCCCATCATGCATGACGACCGTCGTATTGAATCCCGAATCCAGTAATTCGTCCAAGAACCCTAGAGCCATGTAGGTTGCCTGTTTTATATACCAGTCTTCATACATTTTGGCCTGAGTACTGAACCTTTCAGTCTCTATATTCTGGTAGTTTCGAAGGGCTACACCTGACTCCAAACCTGCGGGCTTTAATGAAGCAGCGGATAGCTGGCTAATGCCGGTTATCTCGTATGCTTTGTTAAAAAGTCTGTCCACATGCTTATAAGTTTCAGCGTTGAAGGCTTGCGGTGTAATAACGGTAGGAGGTACTTCTTTATAGTAGTTAATTTCGCCAATTTCATTAGTCAGCCTCTTTTGGGGGTTATGGTCTGAAATATGACACCAGACCCTAGGTACTGCAACGCGCCGGAGCCCTATTTGGATATTGGCTAGGGTATGATTTATCTCCCTTTGAATTCCCGCCAATTCTTCGGCAAGTCCTATTCCGAAAAATCCGTAAGGTCTTTGAGACCATCGTTGGAGAAGGAATGGGAAGTAGGGTTTATCCCACACCGAGTAATCTAGGGTGCAGGACTCGATAATTACCGACCGGCAGCCATCTTTGGCGCCCTCCGAACTAGGGAGGTGGAAGGATTCAATTACGGGAATCATATCCTGCGTGATAATGGAATCCCCCGAAACGGCAGCAGTCGCCGCCTCGATCTTTGCTTGATATTTTGCCTCAGGGTAGAGATCCAGCAATACTTCCCGGTCTATGTATTTAACTTGGTGAATAGAACGCGGAGTTCCGTAAATTCCCTCTAGTTGGTCTACGCAGAGCTCGTCTGAAAGGAATCGTTCGCATACTACCTCGTTATTCCTAATAAACATCTTGGCCGCACCCGTCCCCGAAATGCATGCATCGAGGAAGACTTCGGATCCGATCTGGTACAGGCTTTCCCGCACTAGACCTCCAGTCCCCATTTGGTCGAATAGACCTAGCATAAAAGAGTTTAATTTTTTAGCCCTTTGCTGAAGTGACCAATTTCCGTCTTGTGTGAGGAAGAACGGCTTAGGTCGCTCCTTAGCTATTTTAGCTCGACTGGAATCCACGCAAGATTTTATTACATTGTACGTGAGTCGGGCCGACTGCCCCCAGCTTTGCCCAATATAACTAGCGGCAATACCTCTCGTTGAGGTAACCCGGGCATTAACTTGGTTAGCGTAACTATTGTAGTACCCAAGATTGGCATTGTGCCTGGCACTATTGCTTTGTCTAATAGCGGTCACCAAAGGCCATACGCTCTGATACGTATCCTCCGGTTTTGCCATCCACCACTTCCGGGAGATCTCCCCTCCAGAAGCAGTCCTATACATATTCTCTTTTCGCACTTCTGCCATTACAGTCTCCCGATAGTTGGATTATTTAATAGATAATCGGCCCCTCCGTCCCGGTCAAACGTATCATCGGTCATCATCCGGGGGGAAGAGTCCGCGGAGTCTACCTCGGGATATTGTGAAGTGTCCGGGCCTAAATTGACAGTTGTATCCCCACATATAAAACTATCTACCCGATATTTTCTGGCTACCTTGATAAATTCTTCAAAAGTCTTCGGACTCATTCCATTCATTATAATGCCCCTCGTAATATGTAACGACGTCGTCAATTCTTCCCTGTCTCTCATCTCTCAACACTCGTGCTTCTACCGCTTGCTCCATAAGGTCCACCGGATCCGCTTCCTGCTGCGGCGGAGCAGCTCTAAAATTTCTACTATGCCGCCAAGCATACAGGCCGGAATCACATACGTGATTGGGACATGATGCGAGTTCCGTGACAACGATCTTCGCCGGATCCTTAATAAGGTTCTCCATCTCTTCCGCATAGTCGTCGCACTCCCCCTTCAGCAGCTTAATTTTTCCGGTAATAAACTCACTATTCATTATGCCGATATATTCGTGCTTATCAGTTTTTACCGCAGGGTGGATTATCACATCATAGAAGATAAATCTCTGTTTGATAGTTTCAACAACCTGCTTAGAAGCGTTGTCGATAACTATGACAGAAATCTGATACGTTTCGATGAACTGCTTAACGGTGTGAATCACGTCGTCTACAATCATCTCGGACTTCTTCCATGACTTTACTGCATATAGTGTGGGGTCATGCTTGTACCACCGCATCAAACAAAAAGCCGTGTCGTCGTTAAACCCTAAATCAATACCCAGTACTTGCCCGTCCACTTCCTCCTTAGGTAATGTTTCTACGGTGTTACGGGTACGGTCAAATTTGTATATAAAATTATCGGAATCCTTAACCCATTGCCCGAGCCACATCCTTTTAAACCCGGGAGTAATAACTATCTGAGGATCTCTGATCTTCATAATCCTAATACGATCTTCTATTAATTTTTTCATATAGGGATTATCTAGAGAAGACCATTGATGTAGCGACCAACCCGGCTCCTCGTTTTGGGTTACCCTACAAAAAAATCCTCCATAATAAGCAGTAGGGGTTCCGACTAAATCTATCGTCCCCGCATAATCTGCTACCGCCGGTTCTAGGATATCGTATATCAGCTCTTTCAAACCGGGGCCAAAGGATCCGGCTTCATCCACTGCAACATACGGATATTTAGCTCCCAGAAATTTTTCCTTCTCCCTCACCGAAGCATCGGCCCCTGCTATCTTAATCATGCTGCCGTTAGGGAGGTGCATCTCTAAATTTGTTTCGTTGGCTTCGTATTCAATATTATGTACTCGGGCTATCGTTCGAAGGACGTCTCTCCACATAATCCGTTTGGCAGAGTCTCTAGTTAGCGCCAAATACAGTAGGGAAGAGTTGGGATATTGGTAGGCTTTTCTAAAAAGTTTTAGACCTACACTATAGGACTTTCCAGCACGCCGATTACATAGGGCCGCCCCAAGCGGGGCGTCATCGTTCACAAACTTTTCCTGCTGCGGAAAATTTGGATCGCTGAAAACTTTATCTTCCGACTTTTGCAGCTTGAATAACTGCTCCAAATCTATTTCGGCTCGCGTACTCATCGGTAATAGATACAGTTATATAGAGTAGTACATACGGTGGGCTGCTCTTTATCCCACGTCTTCCTTCTAATCCTAATGGTGTAGTCCGTTAGAGATATGTCATGGGTATCTTCCGAGTAATAGTTTCCCACAGTAGAGCCTACCCGGACGGCGTTGGCCAGTACTACGTCTTTTAGAATTTTTTTACGGGGGTACTTAGTTGTACTCTGTTTAGCCGTACTTTGCTTAGTTGTACTTTGCTTCTTTGATTCTGTCTTCTTTTTCATCTCTTCCATCTTGTCTCCAAAATTCATAGGGGTTGTAGGTCGTATTGGGCAGCTCCCCGGCATCGTGGGTCAGTATAACGTGTCGGTCCTTAGATACATGGTCAAAGAGTAGGGTTGCGATACCCATTTTCCGGTAATCAGATTTAACGTAACAATAATGGACGGTTACAGAATCTGAAAATCCCTGGTCGTCGAACACGATATATCCGATAACGAGAGAGGGATGGTCGGCCGGGGTCGCAACTAAAACGGACGTTCGTTCGAGGCATTTTGTAATTAATGTTTCATGATTGTCGAAAAATATGTTTGCGTCAATTCTCCTATAAAAACAGTCACTTGCACGCAAGGATCGGAGCCAACTATTTAGAACAAAATTGCGCATATCGGGCGTTAAATCCCTGATTTCAATCAGTTTTTCGATCATTTTCGACCCCTTCGACACCTTCCAGCTGTTTTATTGCTGCCCTGGCCTTCTCCAAAACCTGCTCCCGTGTATTGGAGCTAACTGTCTGTAGATACTTATGTATATCCTTGTCTTCCTCACACAATTCCAGCAGGAATTTTGAACGATTCACGTCCGACACGTTAATAGCTTTGATTATCAAGCCAGCTAAAAGTCGATAAATAGCCGGTACTTTCTCGTTTTTGTATATATCTCGCTCTAGAGACTTGGACGGCATCGCTAGAAATTGGTTCGTCAATGCTTTCAGCGTTGAACGAGGTATTTGCCCATCGCCCCGGAGCTCTAAGGGGATTTCTGGCATTGTAGACCTTTTTTTGGGCTGGTTTGTGGTGGAAAAACGGGTTTTGTAACCCGGAGGCATAGGTTTATCTGCGGTCATAGTGGCTCCCTGAAGTGCTGTGACATAATATGTGTATCGTAAAACGCAAAATGTTAACAGTTGTTTAGCGATACACGTTTTTCGGCAAATTTGCACAAGAGATCATATTGCTTATAATAATATCCCCCCATCCACGAAAAACAGTTGTAGTTATGCGTACTTAGAATCCCCTCAAACGGGCCGTATCTGTCCCCTTTACGAACAATAAATATATTTAATCCGGTTGGCCTCTCTTTTTAAAACACGTCCACAGGACCAATTCTGAAGCCTTCTGCCCACACTTTGTACCCGTAGATCCCCCGACCACGACCCCCGCTAAAAGAAAAAAAATTAAGACGTGCCAAAAAAAAGTTGACACAAATATATTATTATAATAATTATATCCTTGTCAGACAGATACAGGGGAACGAGGGGAACAAAACGATGATTTTTACTTTACTAATGATAATCTTAATCTTTGCCATGCCTGTCATAATGAGCTGGGTCAGATAAAAAAACAAAAAACGGTTGACACAGAATAGTTATTATAATAATAATTAATCCATCAGAGAAACACACAGGAAGGAATAAAAATGAGACCACAAACAGAATTAAAAAAGATCGAAACAGAGATAAACAAATTAGAGAAAGCTATAGTCAACAAGAATATTAATACTGACTTCATGTGCTCCTTGATCGCCGATCTTCGAAAGATCAATCAGGACAACAATAGCCGCTTTTTGGCTAATTATATGACAAAGCTTAACAGGGTTAATATTGAAGCTAAGCTGTTGTTAAATAGATAATCATCAAAAAAAAAGGAGGGGGGGAACATGAAACACACTAAAAAATATGAATTAAAATTTCTCGCAGGTATTGACCATCGAGAATCCCGCCTCCGGGACAGGGGATACTGGACCCCCAAAGTCGGTATCTTGATGGAAGCTATGCGATACTGGACTGTACAGTCCTGTACAAATATCTGGGCGGCAAACAGCTATAAGACTGCTGAAAAAACGCTGGACCGGTATCTGTGGGATAGGTTCGGAATCGAAATAGTTGATAGTTTTTAATAAAAAACAAAAAAACGGTTGACACAGAATAGTTATTATAATAATAATTAATCCATCAGAGAAACACACAGGAAGGAATCAAACAATGAACACACTAAAAAAAGCAACATATTACAGAATAGTTTTCTTACAAGCACCCGATCAGATTGGCGATAGTTTTTTTGACCTATCTCGCTCAGGCCAATTTCAAGTATTGTTGTCCTGGCACCAAGACGGCCTAGAACACTATGATAGCTGCACCGAGCCTTCGGCCGGAAACAGCGACGATGTGTTCATCTTTCCTGGCGAGTCGTCCAACACAAAATACATCATGACCGTTAACGATACATTACAATACGCTGGTCTCGAGTGCGTAGAATACCCATAAACTAGGGGGCCTTGGGCCCTTGACCCATCGGTCTCTGACCCATCGGTCCCTGACCCATCGGTCCCTGACCCATC